TTGTTGAACAGTATTTCTTCTAGTATTAATGGTATAGATGACTTACCTACGCCATTTGTACCAACTAATTGTGTGAGTGTATCTGATGATAGATCCAACTCATTGTTCGCTCCATAAGAGAAGCAATTATCCCATTTCAGTTTTTGTAGAATAATCATTAAACACTCCCATTAATTTTCTTGTTTTCGCATCGTCAAGAGATAGAATCTCTTTCAGATACACACTTAGTTCGTCAGCAATAGACATCTCGCTTGTTAGCGATAGAGTTGCCTCTGTCTCTCGCTTGACTACTTTTTTATCAAGTAGATCGGAGTTTTTAACCTGTGCCAAATCTTGCACATCTCCCTCTAGTTCATAGATTGTGTGATGAAAGTCTGTTGGTATCATATCATCGGGGTTGGTAACAGTCTTTCTGATTAATTGTGGTAAATCAAATTGATGCCATGTCCACTCCCAATGGTTTTCAGGATTGATAACTAGATACCCCGTTTGGACTTCATTACGATGAAAAGATGTTGTCATTGGACTGCCTGGGTACACAATATTTCGTTGAGTATTCTCGTGAGCATGTAAGTCTCCAGCAAATACGACATCAAACTTATCAAATCTTTCTAAATCTACTTCAGGTATAACATGAGGTGGTATCTCACCCCTCACATGAGTAAAGACAACAGCTGCGTCTAAACTTTCTATACTTTTCTTTTTATGCAAGTCTGCATAAGGCAGTATCGCCCAATCATCCTCATAATAAGTTTCAGTTATAACTGTTACTAAAGGATTCAATTCATTTGTTACTCTCTTTAAATTATCAAAGAAAGTTTTATTCTTTCTAGTGGCTTCATGATTGCCGTCATAGATAACTGTTCTTACTTTTGTATTTTTAACAAAGTCAAAATAAAGAGTAAGTTCATCCATGGAAGGGACTCGATCAAACAAGTCCCCACCAATGATGTGAAGGTTAACTTCGTGTTTATCTACTGCGTCCTGCACTTGTTGAAAAAACAATTGATATCTAGTACATGCCCATGAGACAGGTACATTCTTTTGTCCTAGCTTTATATGCCAGTCTGCTGTAAATAAAATCATGCTACGAAGTCATCTCCTGGTTGCCATTCACAACCTGTTAATCCACCTGCTTTGATACCCTGTAAAGTTCTAAGAACTTCATGGGCATTTCTGCCTGTGTCAAGTGCGTTAACACTTACATGTTGAACTATATTATCTCTATCAATGATATAAGTTGCTCTGTAACATACTCCTTCTGCCTCATTTACTATTCCTAGTTTATGAGATAGTCCTAATCCACAGTCTGCGGCTAGTGAATGTTGTATGTTTCCAATAAGGTCATTTTCTTGTTTCCAAGCTAATTTACAGAACTCGTTATCACCACTAATGCCAATAACATTAGCTTCTTCTACTAATAAGTCCATGCCTGATATTTCAGTTGGACAGATAAAAGTAAAATCTTTCGGGTAGAAGTAAACTACTGTATAGTCGTGCTTAGTTGGTTGATAGTTCTCATGAACTGAGACTTTTACAAACTCATTCAACTGATTCACACCCTGCAAATCAAATGCAGGAAACTTCTCGCCTACCCCTATCATGATACATCAAACTCCTCTGATACTTCATCTGGAGTATCACTACCTGAGTCATTGACTCTTCTAAGAAGCTCTAACTGTGCATCTGCAGTTGGTCTAGGAAGAACATCATCCATTGACTTTAAGTTAGCCACTAAATCTTTCTCCCAGTCCTCTAGTTCTCTTGGTTTGCACTTAAGAACTTGTAATTGATATTCGACATTAAACACCTGTGGGCCAGTCTTCTTTCTTTTGAAATGGATATCATATCCTGTGACTGGGTCTGTTGGGTCTCCCAACTCTTCCATGGCGACTATAACTTGGTCGAACAATTTTCTTTTTAGATTAAGAACTTTAACACTTTTATCAGCGTAGTCAATGCACTGGACAGCGTAAGACCATCCACATTTTAAGTCTGGGTAAAAGTCACGAACATGGTCATGTTCTACATTGTTGAAAGTTTCAGAGTTTCTGTCAAAAGATAAACACTCCATAGGAATGTTTTTGCCATTCTCTCCTTTAATCCAATAGACATATCTAGGTAATAAGTCACCAACAAGTCTTACATGATGGTCTTCTTTACCTGCATAGTTATAGGTTTCGATTTTTTCTTTTTGGGCTGAGCCCTTGGTTTGGTTGAATCCAATTGCCATTTTTATTCTCCTAATGTCTCCTCGAAAAGAAAGTGTACCCGTCCATCTTTCACTTCAAGCAGTCTGTTATTATTAATTATATCATCTGATATTGGACACATCAGATGGTCTAGTGTGGTGTCTTTTGTATTAACATAGTCGTGATAGTTGCGGAATGATGCGACACCTGCATACTCCGCTACTTCTTTATCACTATATGCTCGTCCTCGTTCAAGTAAATCTTTCGGGTTAAGAAGATAAGACTTGCCTCCGAACTGATACTTGTAAAACTTAAAAGTTTTATCGTAGTAATTTTTAGGTTTAATCTTGTAAGTTATAATACGAAGGATCTGAATGATGTCACCAACATTCCCTTTGCTTACTTTTACAATCTTATTCCAGTCAAATAGTAACATATATTATACCCGATTTTTGAACTCGTGTCAAGAACTATTTTTCTCAGCTTCATTACTACCTGCTGTTGCTTGGTCAGGAGCACCTGTTTGTGGCAATGCGCCTAACTTCCGCTTATGTACCTTTCCAACATCCTCAGGGTCTAAAGTTGCGTGTACTCCTGCCATAGCCATATCAATCAATTTACCTTGAAATATGTAACTACCGCAGTGCATTAGTTCTATCATAGGTAAACACCATATATCTACTCCAAAATCTCTTACAGTTTCAGAGAACATATAATCTTCACTTAGATATCTGTTTTGGTCATTGATTATGCAATCAAAATATGCCATTATTTTTTCACCAGGTTTAAACTCTCCTTCTCTTAAATGGTCTGGAGTGTATAATCTTTCAGGGTGTTGTTTATCATATTCTTCAAATACAGACCTATGTATAAACATAAATCCTGTTGCACCTTCTTTGATTTTTACAGGTTCATAGATAGGAGCTTGCCCATCAGGGTGCTCATCTGGTAATGGATTAAATACCATATCTCCTGCTACTTTTTCTAGTGCCATAGGATCTTCGTCATACATACCTGTTTTTGCTGCTCTTAATACTTTCTCCCATGCGATAGTTTTCTTAGGATATAATGCACAGAATACTTTTAGTTCTTCTTTTCTTGTGGAAACTAAATGCCACATATAAAGTAAGTCCATTGCACCCCAAGCTATATCACTATCTATGAAAAGCAAGTACTCTGCATCACTTTTCAAAAAGTTAGCAACACAATAGTTTCTAGCTCTAGTAATTAGTGATTCATTGAACATATAGTAAATCTGTAACTGTAACCCATGGTTCATACATACTGCTGTAGTATCCATCAAAGACTTAGTGTATAGTCCATGACACATACCACCATACATAGGTGTAGCAAGAAATACTTTATTTTTCTGCATTTCAGGAATATTTAACTGTATAGTTTTTCCTTCACTCATAGTATATTTACCTCGTAATCTTGTTTCATGTAGTAGCCCAGTCTTGCGTTTGCTTGACGGGCTGCCGTTTTTCCTTTGAGATGAATGTCTACAACCACAGGTTGCTGTTTTCCTTCTTTTTCTCTAATTACTCTACCAATAAGCTGTGTTAGTAAAGGGTCATTATTAATTGGTGTACCCAACACTAAACAACTTAAATCATTTAATGATATGCCTTCTGAGAATATTGATTGTGTACCAAACAAAATGTTTTTATCTTTCTTTATTTGATTCATTACTTTATCTCTTTCAGCAAACTCCATATCTCCTGTTATGGAAACTGCTTTGTCACCACAGAGTTGAGCACAAGCTTTCAGAAAAGCTACTCTATCAGACACTACTAAAACTTTGTGTCCCTCTGCGGCATACTTTGCAGCAATCATACTTACACTATGAACATATTCCTCATTAAATGCAAGATGATTTATTCTTTCTGCCCAAGGAGTATACGCACCATCAAGGAAGCGTATCTCGGACTTAATTATATCAATCCTAGGAGTCATATAATTTTCTTTTGGTGGTTTCATTACATTGTGACCAAAGTAATCTCTGAAAACCACATGGCGTCCATCCTTTCTTTCTAGTGTACCTGTCAAACCAATCTTATAGCGAGCAGGCATTTCGTCTACTATACGCGTAAAAGTTGGACTACTGACATGGTGCATTTCGTCTAAAATCACAGTTCCGAAAACTTGTTTGATGTCGTCCATTTTTCTATACAAACTCTGAATATTACCGCAGACGATTGGGGACGAAGTATCAAAGCTACCTGACCCGATTCTGCCTGCCTGTATTCCAAAGCAATTTTGTACATCTTTTTCCCACTGATTTCTTAAGTTAGTTGTGTGGGTAACAACTAATGTTTTCTGACCTAACTTTTTGGCTATAGCCAAAGCCGTTATTGTCTTTCCCCAACTTACCCATGCGTTAACTATCGCATTATCTTGTACCTCGTCATGTACCTTCTGCTGGGAAGGTCGTAAAGTAAACTTAAAGTCAGGTAGTTCAACTGGCGATGTTACTCGCTTGTCGATAATCTCGTAATCGGATGGGATTAAATCCTCTCTACCGATTGGTATGGAAATCAATCCATCTTTTATCCATCGTATTGTTTTGAACACGATAGGTGGGTCAGTCGGAATACGAGGAGCAATCGTATATGTAAGCTCCTTTTCGATATCCGAACTCGTTTTTGTATCTACAGAAAGGTAGATTCTGTTAGAGTATACTGCCTTCATAGTTTTTCGATAAACTCCAAATCTTGCAACTTCCATAAATGTGTCAAGTCTGGATGGTTATTATCCCAAGGGGATGACCACCCTGTCTTGTTTATTCTGTTACGAACATGATTTGGTAAATACTCTGCCATAACTTCTCTCAATAAATATTTATATGTACCTAGCTTATACTTAGGATGTTTCTTGAACTTTACTCCGCTTTCTATACCTATCATGTATCGTACAAAACTTTGTGATAAAAATACTGGTCTACTTTCTAATCCCCACATACCGCAGGTTTGGTCAGTTGTAAGTATATTCTGCTCTGATGTACTCACTAAGTCATACCATAGAGCATTGTTCTTGTGGTCTGTCTCACTAAATATTTGTCTAGGAATCCAACCCTGTTTTGTAGAATACTTATCTATTGTTTCTTTATTGTACTCATCATCATAATATCTATCATGATGTTGGTAACCTGTAAACAGTTCATCTGCACTATCGCCTGTAAGAACTACTTTAACTCCATCTTGACTTGCTGCTTTACACAGTGCAAATCTAGGTGCTGTTCTGTTTCTATCTACCCAAGGATAGTGTGTATGTGATAACCACATTCTATGGTAATGATGTACAGATTCGTAGTGTAAGTTTACAACTTTGTAGGGAACTCCCCACTCTTTACAAGTTTGTACTGCCATTCTTGCTTCCTTTCTAAATCCATCATGGTCATGGTATAAAGCACCTAACGGTTTTCCATAATTACAAATATATGCTGTTAAATCTAAATCTTCTTCTTTCAGCACACCTAATGCGCAAGTACTATCTAGTCCTCCGCTAAGAAATAATGCTGTCTTTTGTTTATTTTTTGCAACCTTTTTTATGCCATTTATACAGTTCTGTTTAAACTCTTCTAAGTCTATTCTTTTTGACTGAATCCTCATGTTTGCCCATAAGTTTTTTCTTTCCATTTTATTAGTTGCTAAGTCAAAAATCCACATCTGACCAGGAGCAACCTTAATTATATCTTTGTAAGGAGACTTGTTTCCAAGCCACAAAGGGTTGCCTATATATTCACTAAATGCTTCTCTATTAGCCTCTTTCCAATAAATACTTCTCAAACTAGTACTAATAGTAATATCGTTGCCTTTCTTATAAATCCACAAAGGTTTTGCTCCAAAGTGGTCTCGCACTATAATTAGTTTCTGTGTTTGTTTATTGTGATATACAAATGAGCCATGAAAATCAGTACTTCCAATAAATCTATATCCAAATAAATCTAGTCCGTTTCCTAAAAAAGCAGTATCATTACTAATATTAGAATCATACATCTCTCCATTGAATACTAGAATATTTCCTTTCTTTGTTTTGTATGGTTGTACTTGGTGTTCTCCATTTACATCTAGTAAAACATGCCCGTAAGCAAACCTACCATCTTTGTAGTAACCTGTATCTGTTGGACCACGGTGTTTTTGTCTTGTGGTCATGTATTCTATGTCATGCCTTCTAGTTGTTACTACAAATCCGCACATTATTTCATTTCTCTACTTGCTTGTCCGTGTATTATAATAGGGTCTAAAGTAATAAACTTAGAATGATAATCCTTAATATAGTTCCATTCAGCAGAAAAAGTGACATATTTATAATCTGGCATTTTATTTAGTACTTCACCAAGTGTCTTTTGATCCCATATCATTGGGTTGTTTTGTTGGTGTGTTACCCACTTTTTAACTATATCTAGTGTTACTTCATTGTAAGGTAAAAATACTGTGCCTGATATTAATTCATAAATCTTTTTCCCTGTTTCAGGCGGTGTCCATTCCATAACATAGAATCTCATAACATCGCCACTAAGCTCTTCTAGAGGTAGTTCTCTTGCAATTACTGCATCTGCATCAATATACAATAAATCTTCTTTGTATTCTTGCATACATCTGTATATTACTTCAGGTTTTTGCCCACAGTTTTCTTCCCATGTTCCTCTATCTTGAACTTCTTCAACATGAATATCATATCCAAACTT